ATACCAACAACATCAGTAGACCTCTGAGGAACGTGTGGGTTGGCGTTAGACCCAGTGGTGGGTATGTTTGTTGTACGAGCAACAGCACCATCAGCACCCAACTGTTTACCTTCTATTCTTTCTCTTCTAACGACATTAACAGATTCGATACTATCTAGACTTAGTTTACCAGTATCAAAAATCATAACGCCTTCAGATTGATTCTGTAGACCAAGATAGCGTTTATTACCAATCGCATCAGTATCAGTAACGTACTTTAATGGTAAGCAACCAGTTGCAACTGAAGCGCCTTGTACATAATCAGGTGGAGCAATATGCGATGGTGAAACTGCTTCCATACCATCTTTCTTTTTAATATTGAATGCAAATACTTTACCATCACCAATATTGTTAATATTACAAGTTCCGATTATTTGATTATTATCAGGACTTGCAGTTTGACCAACAAGTTTATACTGAGCCAGTACATTACTTACTCCACCAGATATATCAAAAGCTACTGTTGTAGGCCAGTCACCTGCTTCTGCTTGACTATCACTACTTAAATCAAACAAATAGTGTTGATCATACTGAACTGTAGTAAGTTCATTCTTCTTTACTTGTTTTGCAGTTAGTGGTGGAATTTCGATTTTCTTAGTCTGTATGTTTCTAACTTCTTTACCGAATATATACGCTTTACCTGGGCTAATCGAAACTTTGGGTATAGCATTGTCGTTTTCTAATGAAGCATTGTATCCACTAAGAACATAGTGACCAGATTCATCGTAAGTTCTTCTAGCTAGTTCTTCTCCCAAAATATTAAGTTCTGTTCTATCACGAAGCCTAATAGTTTTACCATCAACATATCTTATTAGTGCAAAGAAGTCTGTTGGCTCTGACGAAGTAGTGTAAGAAGCTAATGTAGGAATAAGTTGTAATCTATCAGCACCGGGTGCTTGATAATTATTGAATCCATTAGCGTTATCTAGTAGAGTGTTGTCTAAGTTCGAGTTGACTATATTTTCTTGAATATCAAAACCAACTGAAACTGGATTTATTTTATTTACGTCTTCTGGGTCTAGACCATCTTGACCAGGTATATTGCTATATCTAGTTACAATGATAAGTTGTCTCTCAACATAAATGAAGTGACCTCTTTGGAAAATAACTCCTTCTTCACAAGAGATACCGTATGATTTACCTACTTGATTTTGAGAATCAGATGCTGTGGTAAAAGAAATGGCATCACCATTTGCATCAGCAACTGGTGCTAAGTCACGGTCTAATAGTTCAATGAGTTCGCCAGGACCAAACTGCTTTACGTCTCTAGTTCCATCGTTTGTGGTGTTCAAGTATGTAATATAAAAAGTTTTAAGGTTTGGAGCAGATGTCTCAAAGCCAGGAAGACCCTTAACAACTTCTGCAAGCAAACCAGAATCCTGTCCTCTTAAAACAAATCTTGTAGCAGAGCCGTCATCGCCAATAACTTCATTATATAGCGCAGGATTAGTGAACCCAGGTTGATCCTTTACCTTAACAAAGAAAAGATCGTCACGAGTGGTAAGGTTGACACCACTAATGATAGTGCCTTCTTTATATACATTTGACCCAAATCTTTCTACTTGTTTTTGTAGAATAGTTTGAAGCTGAGTTAACTCTCTTGCTTGTACAGCTTTAGATGGCTTAAAGAGAATACGATTAAACTGCTTCTCTTCATTAAAGTCATCATAATACGGATCTACATTTAAGTTTTTGTTGATACCCATGTGTTATATTCTCTTTCCCTTAAAAATCAAACGTGAATTTTATTTTTTCACTTTTATCTGCTTCTCTAGTGATAGGAGCAAAGTCTATAAAGTGTAAAAGATCACCACTATACACTTCGTACTCTCCATACACAATTTCATCTGCTATCTCATTATTTATACTGACTGAAGACGAAAGGTTATCTTTAATGTAGAATATACCCTTCTGTAGTTTATGTGCGAAGTTTCCATGATAGTCAACTAAATATATTTCAGTCTTGTCTACTGGAGTGCCTATGTCATCTGTGGCTACATATCTCAACTCACTTATTCGAGCAGTTATGATATCTAGAGAGTAGTCATAGTTATTATCCGAAACATTCTGCTTAGTTGTCGCAAATGCAACCTTTGCTACTCTAGAGCCGTCTATCTGACTTCTGTTTTGCATTGTGAATACTGTTCCAATCTCTCCACCCAAAACTCCCTCAGCTTGGAACGCCGACCAATCGTCAGTTGTGGTCATATTGCCTTGATCTACAATAGTATAACTGACTCCATCAACAGCCGCCTGTATGTCTATCGTCTTGATATATTGCTCTACATATTGGTTTACCTTACCACCCTGATTTAGCGAATCACTTCTGCCGTCGGAATCAACTGGTGTCTGTAATTCATTACCAGGTAATCTAATAATCGCTCTGTTATCAAAAGAGTGCCCCAATGTTGGATTTGTTGGTATAGTAGATACACCATTAGCATCTGTTATTGTTGGATTTTTAAGTAGTCCGACAATAGTATATGTGTTAAAGTCTGGAACGAACTCGTTTGCTCCATCAAAGTTAGTCACTAGAGCCAAACGACTCATTGCTAATTCAGAAATTGGATCTGAACCATGGCCGCCCACAGGAGAAACAATTGCTCTAAGAATAGTTGGGTTATCAGCAACAGATTGTGAACCCTTCAAAAGCGGTGGATAGACTACTTCAGCAGTGGCGTGTTTATAGTGTCTTCCTCTCGACTCAAAAGCAACTCGCTTTAGTGTTCCAGTTTCATCCAAAACTCCATATGCTTTACAACGAAAGTCTTTTTTTCTGGCGTTGCTTACGCCTTCTTCTGTGTAAAACCCTAGTTTACTTGCTGATACATTAATCTTAATAACTAATTGACACTCTACGGGTCCGTCAACAGGAACAAAACTATCTGTTGAGCCTTCGGGCATTCTAACGAAAAGAGTTAATTGATTACTACCAATTGAAGTAATAGAATCAACAACATCATACAAAGTACCAGATGAGTTGTGACGTAAGTACATATTCTTGTATGCACCATCAACACTATACAATGCCCTGCCAGTTTTAGGCGTGGTAGACACAACAATTCTCTTTACTCCAGGTGTGGCAGAGTCGATAGAAGATATAGATTGAACAGAAGATGTGTTAGCAGAAGAGGTTGCCTCACCAAATAGATACTGACTAAACTGACCTTCGTATGTTGATTCTATTTTAATGTTAGATATATCTTCTTGCGCTTTCTTTGCGACTTCTGGATCACCATAAGATAACCCATCAGCACCTTGATAAGTTGGTAGTGGCAGGTGACTCCCAGTTTTGTACTGGTCAATCTCTGCTTTGTCCACAGTAAATAAATACTGCCAAACATATCCATCTTGTGTTGTTACCTTACTATAGACTGTATCGTCTACAGCGCCAGGCACTTCATAAGATATAGCACCATTATTGTTATCAATACATTTAAGTACCAGAAAGTTATTACTACCATCTTCTTGTACGGTAATCACCATATTTGAAGATTCTGTATTTTTGGCATCATCAAATTCATCATAAACTCTTCCGCTTTGATATGGGTTTTCCAGAAACATATATCTAGCATTGGCTTTGTTTATTTTGTTTCCAAATATAACCTTTCTCTGGAAGTCTCTCTTCTCGATTTGCGTGTTGTTGATTCCTGGCTCACCCTCAAACTCAATCCCATCAAGAGATTGACTAGCCATAACATAAAAGTTATCAGTAGCCAATGAATCGAATAGACGATCAGTAGTTTCAACTTTAAAATTTTCTGTAATTATCTTTGCCATTTCTTTTCTCTATGTTAATCTAAAGTGCGTTGCTCTTTAGTGAATTCTCCTATTATGTATGGGTAAGCAGGAGTTGTAAGATTGTTATCGCTAAATGTTAAAAAGTATGCATATGTTCCACTCTGAAATTCTGGAGTTATACAATATCTTCCATTGAACACATCTAAGTCTGATCCTATAGACGAGTCATAAAAATAGTCTACAGTATATGTACCTCTGGGAGCAGAAAAAGTATCCGGTCTTCCAACCACGTTTTCCAATATGTCTTCACTCTTTAGTGCATATCCACTAGACATAACCTTAACACCACTATCATTGTCTGGTGCATTAGCATTTGTAAATCCATAGGGTCCATAGATTGGATGCCCATCAAGCGCCCAGCCAACTATCTTAGAATGACCCAATGGTAAACCATTTGATGATTCTACTCCATGTCGCATATAATCCGAACTAAAGCTACTATCATTAAAATAAGGACTAGATGTCTTAAATCTATTATTAGGAGATAATGGTGTTCCGAACCCCTTAGTATAGAACGAACAACTTCTATACCTGTATTCGTTATTATCGCCTTCTGGTCTTCCGCCAGCTTGATCCAATGCGCTATTATCAGGAAACACTGCATCCCATCGCAAACCAGTTGGAGAAGGGTTGCCGCTACTTGGACTATAGTTCACTCCAGGTGGATATATAGGAACACCATTTACTGTGACTCCTATAGCCCCATCATCGCTATAAACGCTCTGTGGAGTTGCTGCCGCAATATTTCTCATTCCTGCTCTATATCTAAAATTAAAATTATGATCTTGGTCTTCTATTTGCTTGTCTCTAACCATAGCCGCATTAGGATCGTCTCCTATATCACGAGCAAACTTTCTTATCGAATTATCATTTACTGCTGTGTTAACGCTGAGGGTATTACCCACTCTCACGACACCGCCAGCACTAGCCGGAAAGGGGTCACCATCTGATTTTACTTTTAAAATTTTAGACATTATTCTTGAACCTTCTCAACAGTAACTGCGATATATCTTTGATCGTTATCTTGATCTGCATCATCGTTAACACCAGGTCCGTCTAGAATCAAGTCTTTGTTTTCAATATTTCCATTGACTGTATCTATTTGACCATTCAAACCAGTAACAGTAGACTCTGATTTTAAGATATCTTTTAGTAGTTCGAATCTGGTAATTACCGCATCAACATTAGACTCTAGTGTATTATTACTATTTATCAAAGGCGTACTAAACATTTTTGTACCAGAAACTCCAACAACATCTTTTACCAAAGGCCCATAGATTTCTGGATCGATCATAGAAGATATATCATAAGAGTATTCTTGATAATAATCATTGTCTGGGATTCTGGCACTTATTTCACTGGCAAAAGAGTTTTTGCTTTTCCATCTGCCCAAAGTCTTGCCTTGCCCTAAAACTCTTAACTGTGCAGAGCCGATAACTTTATTGTATCTGGGGCTTTCTGGCATTGTGTTTATTATGTCAACAACTTCACCATCTTCGAACTTGTATCCTGTGTGACTTACAGCCAATTCAGTAATCTGTCCAGTGTCATAATAAGCAGGCCCGATGACATTAGCATTGGCGCCCATAGGAAGAGATTCTCTATCTCTTTTGAGTGCCATAATGTTTCTATCTTGTGCCCTAATGTTTACTGGTAAAGTTTGGTCAAATTCATGAAAACTCATATGTCTGAAGTAGAAATCTTCTTCTTCTCTTCTTACAAACTCTGCTCGAACTTCGTATGTCTCATCAACCAGTTCAAAAGTTGTTGCGCTTAAAGAATATGTAATCTGGGAATTAGCAACAGCAACACTGGCAGGTATTGCGGCAATCTGCTCAGGGGTATACTGAAGACTGTAATTCACATCTGATGATTCTAAGATTCTCTCTTGCGTTACTATTTCGCCTGGGCTTAATGTAAAATCAGATGAATCAAAGTTGACAATGTAGTCTTGTTTATTGAATCTTGCTATTACGTCATTTACAACACGAACGCCGACATCATTTTCATAGTCTGTTCCTGGTCTATCTTCTGTCAACTCAGCAATACTTCCTAGAGTAAACGTGACCTTATTAAACGCATCTCGATACTCTGTGTTTGCAGTTTCTAGACCCGGACCAGATAGATCGTAAACACCATCTCTGAATATGTCTGCACCACTTGAGTCTTGAATAGAGATCGTATCCAATGCAATATCAGAAAGTAAGTCAGTAATAATAGTAACAGTTTCTTCATTATCTACTTTATTGATTTCGAAAGAAGAACTGTCATTGAATGCGCCGATGTTCATACACCTAACTGTTTGATCTGGCTTTCCGTTAATCAAACCAATAAACGAAACATTGTTACCTAGACCGGTAGATGGAAGTCTGTCTCTTTCTTGCGACCCCGCCATTACTGGGTCTGTCATCATACCTTCCATATTATATGTACCAAGTTTAATATTGGAAGTTTCTGCTACAACTTGACCAGTATTTGCATCTGTAGTGAGATATGTTATAGGCGATGATACTTGATCATTTACTTTCAAGTGATCTAGTACGATACCTGTTCCAGTTATTTCTTCTGTTGGCTCAAGTGCAGTAAACTTTTTATTATGCTGAAGTAATGCATGAGGGTCGACTGCTTTAGGAGTTCCATATGTTTTTACTAAATTGTGAGGTCCTGTTTGAACATTTTCATCTTGATAACGAACAAGGTTGTTATCAAATAACTCATAACTTGTATAAAGCTGAATATGGTCATTATCCAGTTTTTTGATGAAGTAAACTCCATCGTCTAAAGTCTGAACTCCACCAACAAGTCCAATCTGACCAGTACCCTTTGTAAGTGTAACTTTATCTTGGCTTTCAAATCCATGATCAGCAATGTTTATAGAATGATTAAGAGTGGTGTCACTCGGTCTAACTGTACCAAAAACATTTAGTCCATCAAACTGCTGTGTGATTACTGGCATAGCTGGCACAGGATATGCGCCAATAAATCTATCTCCAACTTGAGGAGTCGAGTCGCTATCAGCACCACTCCATCCAAGTTTACTCCAATCAACAGGACTCATCTCTCCTAGATCATGAATAAAATACGTTCTTCTTGCTGTCAGCGCACTTGCCGCCGCGGCTCCACTAAGAGCATTTACTCTCAAAGTTGCATCTGTGTTTAGTGGTAATCCTAGACTAATCCACTCAGCATATGAAGTAGTACCCAGATCAAACAAAACATATTCTTTACCAGTAACCAAATTACATTTGATAGATGTACTAAATCCATCTGAAGAATAATTCGTTGGAGCAAGAGGAATGTGATATGCATCGTATTGCTCGTAGTTTGGAGTTCTTCTTCTTGGGTGAGCCATTCCGTCTGCAAGGGGAAGTCCAGTAGCTATATCATCAGCAGGGAACTCTGCCGAAACTAGATCAGGGTATAGTGGTGGAGTCTCAAGAGAAGCACCAATAGTTAGCTGTGGTAAAATTGAGTTAAATGATAACCAACGATATAGTCTAGCAAGAATTTGCTTATTATTAGCAAAAACTGCATCATGTCTAGCAAGTGTTGTCGGTGTTACACTAGCCGGTGTCTGACCTTCAATCGTTACAAAATGTAAGTCTGCATCAGCAAATTTAAAATCAGTACCAATCATTCCCTTTTCTGCACCAATCAAATTCCAGTCAGCTTCTGTAAGAGTAGTTCCTGGGTGGACAATCGTATAGAATTGTCCATTTTCAAGATCACCTAAAGATAGATTCATGAAGCCACTAAGACCTAGAGTATCATTAGCACTACCATTTCCACCTGGTCCTGCGGGAACTGGAGCGATTGTTGGCATACGATCAGCAGTTTCTGCTTGAAGAAGCGTGTTGTTCACAACGCCAGTACCAGATAGAGGTGGAATGTCTCCACCAGTTCTAATTATAGCATTAATTGTCTCTACATTATTAATTAGTTCAGCATCTTGAATACCATTGTTTACGCTCTGAAGAAACTTAAATACAATTTCAAAGTCTCTGTCATTTACCTTTACTGATGGTTGTGATAAGTCACCATCTTGACTGTCTCCAGTAAAGTTACCCAATATATTACCATTGTCGTCTGGTAGCTTGTTGTATATTTCTTTAACCTGATCTGACTTTTCTGGTGGAACTTGGAATACTCTACTGGCGGCATTATTATTAAATTTAGCAAGGGCATTAAAATAGTTATCGTAAAGCACATTACGAACTTGTCCATTTGCATTGGTGTATGTATCAGTAAGATAGTCAAACACATCATCTCTCAGAGACCTAGTTTCAATGAAAAGCATTGGGTGTCTGTAATCGACAACTCGTGCCGCACCAGTTACACTATAATGAACTCCATTTGCTACTCTGTTATCATGGTCTACAGTTGACCCAGGAAAGATGATTGTATCTCCACCCTTAATATCTAATACCTGATCATTATGTAACACAATTACTCTGTTACTTACAGCAATGTCATTGAAGTATTCATCAGTGAGACTAAACTGTAGTGTCCCAGGTTTGATATATCCAAATCCACCATCTACGATTTCGTAGTCAATACTACCAATAGACTCTGAACTCACCTCTGCTATTGTGCCTGTTGCACCAAGACCATTTTTCCTTGATGCTAAAAGTACTTCGTCACCAACTCTGTTTGATGGTAGTCGATTTGCATTAGATACTTCAATACTCGATATCGAACCATTAATAAGTTTACCCACGTTGACAATAGTTTCTACGTTTTCGTTATCAGCAGAGATAACCTCAAGCGAGTCGTTTACAGTAAACTTACCTTTAAGATTAGACATATAGACAATGGGGGTGACAGAGCCACTGATATTAACAAATACAATATCATCGACAAACGCAGAAGCAGACGACAAGTCACCACGAATCGTATTACCACGCCTTATAGGATATCCACCAACATCAAAGACTGACTTCATCTCAAGAAACTGTTCACCGCCCCATAGTGAGTCACTTGGTCTAAAGATGTTTCTAGATGGATATTGAATTTCAATGTTCTCATTAAAGAACATACGGAACAATAGTTGTAAACTTTCTTCTGTACCCTTTCTTACATAGAAGTCTTTAATGTGTTTAAGAATAAAACGAACATCTACACTAGGCTCGAATGGTAAACCAGAAAGATACTTCTTCTTATAATAGACAAGAAAGCTATTGAGAGTTTTATCAATGTCACCTATTTTGGGAACATCACGAGTAATCTTTTCATCAAGATGCTTATAATAAGCCTCGATAAATTCAACGAAGACCTCGTTATTCTCACGATAGACAGCAGGGAACTGGCTCGCTATGTCAGAATAGATATTGTCTCTTACTTCAACGGGCATATTATGATTCCAATGGAGTTACTGTGACTGTTACATCTTCACCACGAATCATAATGATACGATCTTTTGGTGGCTTGATATCTTTATTTACTGTGTTTGCCGTGAACTTAATTGCTTTGCCTGAGAACGAACTGATTGTTAGATCAATAAGTTTAACGTCACCAGTTAGATAATCAACAGTTCCAACAATAGGCTTGAATACTCTCTCGGTGTTACCATCAGCAACAGCAAGCATCATGTTACCTCGACCATCATCTTTACAAGTCACGACTTCATTCTCAATAGTGAATGGAGTACTTATAATAGCAGGTTGGAATGTATCAAAGCCATTGTCTTCATCAAATGGATATGGTTGAACTAGTTTCGTTTCAAACGAGAATGCCGGAGACTTAGTAATGTCTAGATCAGGCGAGTACTCAATAATAGGTTGAGTAAAGATATCAGTAGATACAATCGAAGGATCAAGACCATCTAGATAAGCCGCTAGTCTTGATTGTCTTAATGTCTTATTAAAGTCATTTAAATTCGTATTCTGATATTCTGTAACGGCAAGATCAACTTCACTTTGTATTTGACCCGGTGACTTACTTGTTAACTGTGGATCATATGTAATGCCTACATTTGTATCTACAAACATAAACTTCGCAGTTAGAAAGATAGGCTCAATCGTTAGTGGAGTCTTATCAGATAGATAGCGTTTAAAGTTAGCAATCTCATAGTCAGCAACACCCTCACCACCTACTACGTCAACAGAGATAATGACCTTACCAAACTGTGGTGGATAAATCTCATCACCACCATATACTGATATAGCCTGAATGTTAGGAAAACGAGAACGCAGTAGAGTCTCATAGTCTTTTCTTGTAATTGCTCTCTCTTGTACTTGAGTCGCCTTTGGTGCAAACGCTCGAATCGATTCAATATCTTCTGCATCTCTTCCACCCGAAGATGGTGAATGCACCACAACGTCTATCGAACTAGCGCCGCCAAAAGCGCCTAGAGTCAATGATTCGATGCCGTTGGCATCGGCGCCGGAAGTTATTCTATACTCTGCTACAATAGAGTCAGTGACGATTGGCTGTTTACCAAACTTGTCCTTTCCGAACTGTACTGAATACTTCCCATCATTCTCGGGCTGTAAATAGAATACATTGTCAACTTGTGCTACACCAGTTACATCAGAGCGATAAGTGTACTCAGTACCATTGACAGTCAGTTCAAGACTTCGTGTGTCTATATTAGGGTTAGACAATACAGTGTCATTGATATTAATAGTTTCTTTTATTAAACGACCTTCATATACATCAATGTCCATAGTAAATACATTATTGTTATTCGGGTCTCGTACAGCATTATATGCCTTATCTGTCAGAAGGTTATATGTCTTATTACCACAGCGACCAATTAATGGCAATCCCTTTGGTAGTGGAAAGTAGTTGCTATCTCGCCCAGGATATGATATACTAATAGTTGCTCTAGCAGTTGCACTACGTCTACTCGTAGGCAGATAGTTAAGTTCCTTTGCATGAGAGATAACACTATTACGCTGTGTAGCACTATCAAGAAACATTTCACTAATAGCAACATTATAGTAATAGCTATTATAGAATGTGTTATACGATAGCACATCTAATAGTACATTCATATTAGAGCCTTCGTAGTCATAGTCTTTAAACTGGTCTTGGCTCTTTAGAAATGTCTTGAGTTCTTCTTTAATAGCATCAAAGTCAAGATTTGTTGCCGGTGATATATCTGCCATGTTATCTTACCCTACTAAGATCGATTGTAATTGATGAGTCTCTGTTACTATTTATTACACTGAATATAATCTCAACAGATATCTCATTTCTATCTACATTGCCCTGTACGACTACATCTTTTACTACAATGCGAGGCTCGTATGTTCTCAATGTTGTTCTTATGTTCTCTTTGAGTATTAGAATAGTATTAGGCGTAGCGAGTTCAAATAGACTACCTCTTATATCACACCCTATCTCTGGTTGCATTAATCGCTCTCCACGATCTGTCAACACAAGATTCTTTACACTTTCTTTTACAGCGGCTTCATTAACCTTTCGTGCAAGATCAGATCGACCTGGGATCTTCTCTAAATTTGATCCAAAGTCTGAAAAGAATTCTCTTGTTTTAGTTCTTGGTGTGATTGCCATTATAGTTCCTATCTATACCGTTATATATTTATGCGTATATTATGAACGCTTCTTTCTAAATCCATCTATATCATGCTTCTCTGTAAGCTGTTTTATATCCACAAGTGCTTGTCCACTATATCCAGATACCCATGATCGTCGGGCACTTGTATCAAGATGTATATGATTCTTATATACACCAATACCAGTAATGCCTGCTCTACTAGCGGCAACTATAGTGTCATCTCTTTGTGCTTCTGTTACCTTAATGTCAACAGCATATCCAGTGTTGTGTATTGTATTACCAATAGCACCCATACGCTTTGGATTACCACTCTTCTTTGTTCTACCAGAGATGATCTCATAACTATGCCCTGTCTGCTTCTGTACTCTTATTACTCGGGCTAATAGCTTATCACTTAGATTCTGAAACTCTTTATTAGATATTACCTTAGAAGAGAAGGTTATCTGTGGTGTTAAAAAGGTTGCTTCTGGATTACCCTGAAGAGCAAGTATATCTGACATCTCTTCTTGTGTAATACCCTCATTCGTAAGATAGTCTGCTTCTCTATTAGATGGGGGTGTGGATTGTTGCTTGGCGATAATCTTATCTTTCTTTGCCTTTCTATCTTCATCACTCACTCGTAAAGCACCATACTTAACTGCTTTCTGTGTGTTCACAGCATTCTGACTTTTAAGTACAGCACTCTCACTAAACAAACTACCCGCAAATCTCTGCATCTTAATCGCAGGCGCCATGAGTATCATCTGTAGATCACGAGCCATTTGACATAATCTAAACATAAGATTCGCAATGTTCTCTGGTGTAAGTCTCTCGAATGAAGAGGCTAACTCAGCAACTAGCTTCTCCATATCTTCTATCATACCCCTTACAGTAGCACTTTGCATATAGTTCTGTATGTCTTGTAGTATCTTACCTGCCTTCTTCATTACAGCCATTGATGCTTTAGCAACTCCATATACAGCACCTAGTACAGCGGCAATAGCGGCTGTGGCTGCCTTTCTAGCGGCATTCACTGCTTCCTCAATAATCTGCTTGAGTATATCTAATAGTGTCTGTAGTATGCCCTTCTGTTTAATACTCTCGGCTAACTTCTTAACATCTTTCTCTAGTAGATTCTCGACTTGACTTAATAGTGCCTTGCCTGCTTTTACAACAGCAAATACTTTAGTTAAGTCTTCTAGTATATCGTTATAAGCACCACATAGCTTACCTGTTAAGTCTTGACCAATATTACTTGCTAGATGAAAGTCTAAGTCTCCAAGTAAATTAGCTATGATAGTAGGAAAGATAGATACAGTACCACCTAAACCAAGTAGGGCAGCCTTGTCAGATATTGATAATCCGACACTCTGATTATATGTTAGACCCGGGGCAGTTGCTCCTAATTGATTCAATGCATTTGGATTCACGCCACTCGTTCCACCAGTAACACCACCAATAGTACCCTGTAGTCCAGTAGCACCAACTCCAGTACCACCACTAGTAGTAGTACTGCTACCTGCTCCACTAAATGCTCCACCATCTCCAGTACCAATACCACCAATAGTACCAACTCCAGTACCACCAACTCCAGTACCACCAACTCCAGTACCACCAGTACCAATACTAGTGTCAGTCTCTAGATTAATACCAGTTGTATCACCTGACCCTAATCCGGCACTACCAATAACACCACTTCCACCCCCAGTACCAGTTCCAGTACCAGTTCCATTCGCTCCAGTTCCAGTACCAGTACCACCTGATCCATCAGGGAAATCTGACGTAGATAAACCTATATCGCTTTCTTCACTACCAACAGTACCATTAATATTAGTTAAACCTGATCCACTATCGACTTGTAAGTGGCTCTGTACTGACCCCTTTCCAAGCAATCCATCAATACTATTAGATAGATTTGCTGCCGCATCTGTGTCATCCTGTCCATCTCCACTACCACCAGACCCAGACTTCTTGGCATCTGCTAAAGTGGTTGAAGTATCGTTATATTCAGTCACTGCTTCAAGCAATTCTTCGGCATTCAGGTTATTATTGCCCACAAAATCAGCAATATCCGTAACAGAAACACCAGCATTTTCCTCTACACGATCTTTTACACGAGGGTAATCATCAATCACACTGTTCAAAAGTATGTTGTTAAGCCCCTTTGTAAGTGCTACAAGCGAGTTTCTATTGCTATTATTAAGACTAGAAGCACTCTCATTAGCGAGTTTTTGAAGGTCTAGTATCGCATCTACGAGTGCCGATGAGTCTTCTTTAAGCAGTCCACCATCTCCGGCGCCTGCTCCACTTGCTAATGGCGTAGTATTATTACATTCAATACTCATGTTTAGTCGTCTCCAGTTGCCATTGTGCTTGTTATAAACGTAGCTTGACGTTCTACAACAGGCGGTTTCTGTGCTTTACTTGGTGGTAATGTCCCGGGTGATACTACATTTGCTATCTCTGTAACAGATTCTTGGGCATCTTTCAAGTCTTTTTGAGCCCCTCTAGCACCCTCTGTATCACTATAATTACCACTAGCTGCCTCTGCGTTACCATCATTTAGGTGTACTTGAGCGCCTGTGACGTTAGCATTACCACCAGATTTGATGTTTGCTGTAGCACCTGCTACCATATCTGCTCTTCCACCGGCATTAATTGTAGCATGACTTCCACTATTAATCGCAAACTTATCGCCTGCATTGAGTGATATATTCGTACCAGAGTCAAGGTGAATGATGTCTGGTGAGTTAATTTCTATGCCTTTATGACCCGCATCTGCATATGGAAGTAGTTGTTCTGACTCAGCAGGCGTACCTTTTGCTGTCATTTTAGTGTATGTTTCACTGAATATGTTCATTTTATATGAGTCAACGTGGAAGTCTCCATGCAATGCTCTTACATAGAAGCCACCTAATGTCTTGTCATCTCCAGTCGCAAACTTCATATTACCCTTTGCGCCCATGTTAATATCATCACTTGTGGCTAATACAGACACACCAGAAGCAGACATATTCGTCTTCACCCCCGCATGAAGGTTCATATTAGAGCGAGCAGTGACGTTAAAGTTCTCACACTCGATGTCAAGGTCACCATTAATGAACACTTTACCACTACCTGTTTCTACCTTGAGTGACCAATCTTCTTGTACATTATGATGAGAAGAACCTGTAACATAGCTTGACAAGACCCCATCAGTTGTGTTATACTGATCACCAAAGGACTTAACAAATATAGTGCCGTTCGGATCAATCTGAAACACGGAGCCCGAACTGTGGGACATCAAAATGTAATCACTAGACTCTGCCTCATCACCATCACCCACTACAAGAAAGTTATCGCCATTCTTAGAGGCAAACACTCTATTGTTTAAATTATTCTCGGGCATAGCAATAGGTGGTTCATCAAAGGTTTCTTCACTTAATGCCTGTGCTATCTCAGACTCTTGAGATGCTCTCTGTATTAAAGTCTGCCCTTTATCTAAGTCTTCACCGCCTTGATAACGATGTAATTCTGGCTTACCATAGTTGTGTACTGATTCTGGTGGTAGATATCCATCTTCACCTGCTTCTCCAGATAACCCTGGTACATTAAGATGCATACCTGGCAGTCTACCAATGATCATAGGCTGTTGTGCTTCTCTACCATCAATAAAGAAACCAAATACCCAGTCACCCACATTTGGTATGACTACTGATACACCATAAGTGCCATCTAGTACAGTTGCCCATGGTAAATCGCTTGTAGGCACACTGTCTTCGATATCATTACTCACACGAGGAGGGTGTATACCAAAGGCACGAACACGAACTCGCCCAGCATTCGTTCGGTCATGGTTATCTTCCACAACTCCAACGAAATGCAACATATTACTAAAGCCACCTGACATTACTTATCCTCTAGATACAAATAGATTGTATAACTTATTGATACTATTAACAAAATTCCCATAAGGTCGTTCCAAACCAAATTCATTACGTTAGTCCGCCCTTTGTAATCTTAATCTGTTGCTTATACACATCTCCACTAAACTCATTCATAACATTCAGTACGATGTATCTTCCAGACCTTTGCTGATCAATCTCTCTTGATCCTTTCGTAGTATGACTAAACTTATATAGTTCAAGATTAATCACCATGCCGGGATACAACTTAATACGCCCATTAATCTCAATGTCAAGGGCATTCACATCAAAATGATAACTCACAATAGGCTTTGCTGTATAGTTCTCATAGAAGTGTTGATAAGGCTTCTTCATATCAGACTGCCCCATCGACTGCCCAATCTGTGGAAAGTCTGTAAGCAAATACTCCTCAGGCGCTGTGTTAAATGCCATGTACTTGTCAAGGAAGTTCTGCCTATGCGTTAGCTTAACAGGCGATGGAAACTCTTTCTCTCCGACCTCAGTAGTGTAATCATACTGGCGTTCTATACGAGTCCTTGTCGTTGGGTCAAGTTCTGTTACGATGCGCCGATAGGTCCCCTCTTTCATATCTCGAAACGTATCGACCTTAGTGCCGTAACTGAAGTCGTTAACACTCTGTTGTGCTATCATTTGACCCGTTCCTGTGTTGTCTTCCACCGTGTTGTAGATAAAATAAAGGCGGTTCTTTTCTTCCTCGTCTAAGGCGTCAAAATCGCCATATTTTTCTACTAGGTACTCAGGTGTACAAAAGAAATACTTCTCTCTTGTCTCAAAGAATCTATATAATGCTGTTTTATTTCTTTCACTGTATGCCCTTCTAGATAAAAACTGCATTGCGGCATCTGCTCTCATGTTTGGTATGACTAGAGTCTGTTCTCCATCTGTTTCTTCTATGTCTATAGGCTTATTATTAGCCGGGTCTTCGCATTGCATGAAGGTATCATAGATATCTTGTGCTATATCACTTATCTTTGTCTTATTATATGACTTTCTTATTGATCTTTGATCGCCTTGTAGCTTTGCAACTGAACAGAATCTTATTGTATACTTCATCATTCTATCATTAGTTGATGATGCGGGACCGATATCTTCGATGGCATATAGAAAAAATCTTTCCGTGGCGCTTTCACCAAAGAAGTCTTCGTAAGTAATCTCTATTTCTTCTTCCCCAATAAGAGGAACGTCTTCGAGCATATTGTCTGATTCTAAAACAACTGCGTATCCTGATATAAATGGATTGTCAATTGACTCTGTGATACCCCAATTAACGATTGCCTTTGATAGTTCTACATATTCAGGCAGTGAATTATTCTCGCTATCCGAATTAATGTTCTCTTCTAATAGAGGTCTTACCTTAAAGTTTTTAAGAGTAAAGAATCCTGCCTGTGATGCTTGTCTAGTCATCTTTTAATATAGTCTCGAATTGTTTTAATAGTTTTGGTACAAGACCTTTGTTGACTAATTCTATTTCTCTTTTGGCTTCGTTGGTTTCCCATTCATAATCATACACACGAACAGCAACAAATTCACGAGCCGGGTTAGTAATTGATGTACCAACCACCTCGCCAGTATCAGCAAAGAATATATTTTCTCCATTAACTGCGGCAGTGAATGTATTACCAACAGTAGAGTTTGTTCCACCAGTTAATAATAACCAGTTACTATCTGATATTGTACCACGATTATTAATGGTGTATGTCTGACCTTTTATGATTTTATCAGCAGTAATAGTATGGCTATTACCAAGAGCAACAAATGATGCACGATTTAGGAATGTCTCGCTGTCATACTGACTCTTATAATGAACAATATTAGCAGAGATTGTTCTATCCATTGACCAATCCATAACTTGTTGTCCTACATATCCAGACTGTTCGGCATACTGAGCAATAATATATTTGTGTAGATTCTCTTGAGACTTAGGCCATTCAGTATATGGATCAACAATATCATTTGCCATGAGTACTAACCAAGCAAGAGATGGGTCGTCATAGTAATAATATGCTACATCTTCAGGTCTTTCGCCTTCTTTAACTGTGTATGACATATAATCTAATACACCGTCTTGTATAATATCTCCAAGTCTTGCTCGTCTGGTAATATCTAGGGCTTCAACACCATTGATATTGACTGTTGGATAGTTTTTAAAA